TTGATCTTGTAACGTCTGTTTTTTCTCAAAAAAGACAATCTAATGAAATTTCAGATGGTTTAAAACCAGAGCTTTTTCATCAATTCGTAAAAGAGATATCGACAGGTTCTTATCGTTCAAATTGAATAAGAATTTAAATAATGTTGATAAAAGGAGGAGGAAGAAAAAGTTTTAAAAATCCAAAAACAGCTCTCTAAAGAAAAATTTCGTTTTATGTGTATATTTATATTATACATATCTCTTTGATAGAGGTCAACTAAACTTGGTTGAATACAGTCTGATTTAAAATAATATTTTAAAATCTTTAATAATATAAAAATGAAACTTTGGGAAAAAAAATTAAGTAAAAAATATGGAAAATATTATTTGTATAATACAAAAACAGGTAAATCTATATGGCCTTCAAAATTAAGAGGTGGAGTAGATAAGTTAAGTGATGATGATTTAAGTGATGATAAGTTAAGTGATGATAAGTTAAGTGATGATGATTTAAGGTCCGTCAGTGCGCACAACCGAAAAGAAGCCCAAGAGTCTGATGAAAGTGCAAATTTAGATTCCGAAGTCAGTTCTGAAGCAAAAAAGAGTCTTGAGAATATGCCGGACAACGTTATACTGAATATAATCGAGAAACGTGATTACGATTTGAGTGTGTTTTCACTCTCCAAACGATTTGCCAGCGTCATTCCTATGGGCAATGTCGCAAACTATATAGCGAGGAAGCTTGTGACGTGCGCGCCTGTTCACGCTGTGAACAATGGGATGTGGCTTCCGGATGCTTGCGTCGATCTCAATGTGCACCGCATCCTATATGTAGTGATTCGGGGCGCGAAAGCAGCAAACGTAAAGCCCTTGCGTGATGCAATTATGCGTCTAGCAACGAACAAAGAAGATGATGCTCATCATGCGCTTCTTGTCCGTGCACCGTTCTTCCGAATGATAGAGCATCACGAGGACCAACGCATCACACAGGAGATCAAGGATGCTGCTCGCGAGCTCTTCGATGAGCTCCGCCCGTCGATTGAGTCCGCAATACGAAGCGAGCGCATCGGTTCTCGACACCTCTACGCGAAAGCAACGGATGAACAGATGCGCAGGCTCGTTGACAGCATCGGCCTAAAACCGCTCAAGTCGTACAAGGACTTGGCTGGCGCCGTCGTGGGATACGTACGCGACCACATCGGGCTTCGCGCATCTAGGCTGCTGCGTCCCGAAGCGCTCGCCGCGTATCTCCCATGGTCGACTCTTCAGGAATCTATTCCGGGCCCGCGACATGTGGATGTATACGGCCCGTTGTGCTTCTGGGACACGTCGAGCGTCGAGAGAGCTGACGGCATATTCTCTCCGCCGAGTGCACTTAGTGTTGCGGAACAACAAGACGCTGATCCAGAAGACATTACACAAACACTCCCCGCTCTGGCGCGGTTCAGTGCCGACCTCTATTGGTCGACCAACAAATGCACGAGCCTCAAGTCAACGTTCGCACACTGCAAGTTCAACGGACGCATAGGGCATCTGGACGTCTCCAGAGTTAAAAGTATGGATAGCCTCTTCCGAAGCAACTTGGTATTCAACCAGCCCTTGGAGAAATGGGACGTCTCAAGTGTAGTCGACACAGAGTTTATGTTCCGTCGTGCCATTTCGTTCAACCAGCCTCTCGATGCGTGGCGCTTCACACCGGTCTATTTTAGGGGCGTGCGGCCTGAATATATAGACGAACGCAAAGGACGCCGTATGCGCCATATGTTCCAAGATGCCATTTCATTCAACCAGCCTCTGGGCTCGTGGAACTTGACCGGTGTGACAGGCACGAGCGGGATGTTTGACCGCGCTCTGTCGTTCAACCAACCGCTCGAAAACTGGGACGTTTCGACTGTCAAGAATATGGACATGATGTTCTCCAACACGCCCTCGTTCAACCAGTCGTTAACCAGATGGACACCCGCACATCTGCAACACGCATACAGCATGTTCTTCTACTCCGCAAACACAGACGCACTTCCGTGGCTCAAGCAAGGTCTCGATAATCCTGGAGGAAGGATGCGCGACGGGCTCGTTGCAGACGTCAGCGAGATTCTGGCCAGTCACATCTCACCGGATTCGCTATTAGCGGATGAATCTCCGCTCGCAATCGATGACTGGCTCAATGCATATACGGAGGTGTTTCCTCGTGGATATATGGACAATGGTTCTCTTCATCACCAGAATATTGTCCAAACCTATGGAGAACGATCGTTCTTTATGCTGCCCTGAAAACTGGAATTCAAGTGATTTATCTATCAATCATGAAAGAATTGTTAATAGAATATTTATTCTAAAATAAAAGTCTTGTTGCTTTTATTTTTGTGATCAAAAACCTTTTCTAATTCAAAAAGTCGGAGGCAGAGGATGAAAATAAAAAAGATAATCCAAAGGAAATTTTCTACGAATTTTTCAAATTATTTAGAAAACAAAAGTAAAAGATTTTCCTCCTCCGTCGAACTTTTAAAAAGGAGGAGGAAAAAATAAAGTTTTAAAAATCCAAAACCCGCTCTTATAAAAAATCTCAACACACACAATTCTTGTGTTTGGCGAAATGGAGCAAAACATAAAAAATAACCATACTTTTACCTTAATTTTGATGTAAATTATTATTTATTACTAAATTTATTATAAATATTCTTATTTTAGACTGAAACAAGCCTAATATATTTCTAAATAATTCCTAAATTATATAAATATATATAAAGAGTCTTAATTATGTATATAAAATGCAATGCGAATACTGCGAAAAGGTGTTAAAAACATCATCATCTTTAAAACTGCATCAAAAAACAACTAAATACTGTCTTGTTAAACAAAATAAAATGGTTGAAAATGAATTTTCTTGTTTTGCATGCGGTGTAGGATTTACTCTAAAATCTTCATTACATAGTCATTTAAAAATATGTAAAGAAAATACACCAGAAAAAGAACTTCGTCGTGAGTATGAAAGACGTGAGAAAGAAATTATTTCTACTTATGATAAGAAATTAGAAGAAAATAACATAGAAAATAACAAAAAAATGTCAGATAAAGATAAAATCATCTCTGAACAGAAAAATATCATAAAGGAATTGCAGACAGAGTATAAGAGACATATGGAAATGCAGAACAAAGATTTACAAGATCGAATACAGTCAATGGCTGAAAAGGCGATTGATAAACCTTCAACCTTAAATCAAAACACAGTAAATCAGATAATTAATAATTTGTTGCCTATAACTACTGAACATCTGAATAATCAAGCTCAGTATTTAACTATTGATCACGTAAAAAATGGGGCGGTTGGTTATGCAAAGTATGCTCTAGAACATCCTTTAAAAGATAGATTGGTTTGTACTGATACTTCTCGTAAGAAAGGAAAGTATAAAGACTCAGATGGAAACATTGTCTCTGATCCAGAAATGTCAAGTATAACGAAAAAGTTATTTTTAGCTATTAAGGATCGTAATTCCGAGTTAATAACTGAATATGCAAATGATTTAAAAGTTAAGCTAGATAGTTTTGGTTCTGATAATAATGAGATGACAAATGAAGAAACAGTTGAAATTACTGGAATGACAGACGAATTAATTGATCTTGTAACGTCTGTTTTTTCTCAGAAAAGACAATCTAATGAAATTTCAGATGGTTTAAAGCCAGAGCTTTTTCATCAATTCGTAAAAGAGATATCGACTGGTTCTTATCGTTCAAATTGAATAAAAATGTAATAATTTATTTGATTCTTATCCTTTGTCTAAATTATTTATTACTAAATCAATTCAGTTTTTTGTTAATTCTTGATCAAGTAAACTTTTTAAAATTATATTTACTATGATAAATGAGTTTACAAAGGAAAAAAAGAGAACAGTTTAATTATATATTTTTTGGTTTTTTTGAAGAAAGAAATTTTGCAATCACTAGTATAGAAACAAAAGACATAAAATTTGATTTAAGCACTCAACGAGATAATCTTGAGCTAATAAATAGTTCATTGAATTTATTACCAATAGATGCTTGGGTCTTATGTCAAGTAATTAAAGTAAATACAGATCATACATTTATAGATATTAAAATACTAATATCTGGTAATTTTAAGATAAATCAGGATTATTTTCCAAAAATTATGTTGGTTGATGATGTTAAAAAGTCACATTTAGTATGGGGATATCTTACAGATTTACTATTGAATACTAATTTAGTTTTTAATAAAAATTTTAAAAGCGAAGGAATAATAGGTTTGGCATTTATATCAGTTAAAAAACTAAAAGAATTTAAATCTAATCAAAATGTATTGAAATTTTTTCCAGACTTATTGCCAAAAGAATTACTTGTAGATAAATTATTATCAGAATTAAGTGAAAAAAAATTACTACAATTACGTCTTACATCAACTGAATTAAGAACATTCGCTGATTTAAAAAGAACTGTAGTTTTTAAAAATCTACCAGAAGACTTTGACTATACTCAAAGAAGCATAGAACTTTATTGCAATATATTTGGTAAAAATCCTACAGATTGCACTTTATGTCTTAATCTTAATTTTAAAGTTAAAGATAGCGAATATGAAACTCCAGTTATTGAATGGAATAGAAATTTAATTGACTCTACAATTAAAATACAGCTTAAAATAAGTTGTAGGACTTTTTGTACAATTAAAAGAAACATTTATGATAATACTTATAGGAATCAAAAATTAAATATAGTGCATGAGTGTATTTCAAGTTTACGAAACATTGTATCACTAGAAATTGATTTTGCCGGTAATTGGCTTATAAAAGATATAGGTAATAAATTCTTAACAAGTTTTAGTCAATCAAATATTAGAACTCTAAAAATATCAAATGTATATTTATTATGGAAACCATTTTTACATTCTATAAAAAATCTTAATCTTACAGAATTAATATTAACTGATGTTACTTTATTAGATAATTTAAGGAGTATTGGCGAATATAATTCTGAGGATGAAACTTATGATCCTGAAGAATTTAATAAAGAGTTTATAGAGTCTTTAAGTGGTCTTGAATCTTTTGGAATATCTGGTAATTCTGAATTTGATTCAGAATCTAACCAAGAAGAAGATCGTCCGGAAAACATATTATTAATTAGGAAAGTGTTACCTCTCCTTAAAGATCTTCCTCTTCTTAGATCTTTGCAAGTTGAAAATAAGCCTATTAATAGACATTTAAGTGTGGAAACGGATTTTAGTGGTGAATATCAAGAACTAGAAATGCAAGATATGGATCATCTTGCACCAGAATTATCAACTCTCACAGACCTTACTTCACTAAATCTTTCTAATAGTAATTTAGATTTTGAAAGAGAAGCTGAATCATTATCTCGTCGCATTCTTAGAAATCTAAATAATATTACATCATTAAATTTAGCAAACACTCAGCTGAATGGAAAAAACTTATCTATATTAATACCAACAATAAGATCACTTCCACATCTTACATCTTTGAATGTTTCAAATAATATGCTTAGTAAAAGAGACATTCAAAATCTTACACAACAATTAAAACTTTCAGAATTAGATAGCTCAAATAATGTGTCTGATGAAGAACAATAGTTGATTAAAAATCTTACGACCACACTCTGCGCATAACAGGAATTTTACACTTTTCATGAAAACGATAAAGACCTTTCCAAAACTCTCTTACTTTTGGTGAAATATCTTTGTTAAGAGGCATTTGACGTATAAAGATATTAATGTCAGAAAATGTCTGATATTTTACGTGATCACTGTATACGGCTGCCAGTGTTAAAGGTGGATTATAAATATCAGGTTTATCATCATTAATTTTATCATTAATTATAATATTTAATGGAACCCAAGTTGTTATCTTAGTTTTTGTTTTTTGATCTATATATAAATGTTCATTTTCAAGAAGTATTGGTGTTATAGTTAATCCTTCAACTAATTCAGGATTTGTTTCCTTAAGATGTTGGAAGTATGATAATGCAGCTATTGTTGTATATTGTGCATCCGTAAAAGTTGGATCCATTGTATCTACTATACGACCTATAGAATACATCAAAACATCAGATGGTATAGTCCATTGATTAGGGTACTTTTGATTTAATTTTATTTCTGCAGCACCTATAGCTTTCGTATATTCTGAAAGCTTACTTGTCATTTCCATTTCCTCATCGTAAAATCTTGTGAACTCTTTAATATTGTGAGCATCAAACATACGAACAATTTGCTGTCTCTTTGTTTCCTTCAATTCGTCTTTTAGAGAAAAGTATTGAGCAAAAGCACGAGATATAGAAATTAATCTTATTAGATAAGATGAAGACACGTTCAATGTTGGAATAGATTCAGATTCTTCACTTTTATATGTAGTAATCATACTTATTCTTCCAGACCATTCATTCAAACCAGGAAGTGCATCTTCAGGAATTTTTACATGTCCATCAAGAGTGTTGATTATTGTATATGAATTTGGTTCAGTTTTTGGAGAGTATAAATCGCTACTCCAAACTTTTTCACCAGTGTATCTGTTTCTAAAATAAATGTAACCTTTTTTTTTATTCTTACTTCTGCGTGGACTCCATTTACCTAAATCCATTTTATAATATAAAAATATAAAAATTTATTGTCAAATTTTTATTCATATGTATTCATTCATATGAATAAGACAATCATTTTTAATTTATTTCCTTAATTTATTTCTTTGATTTCTGCACCAGTCCATTCTATTAGCAGATCAAGATCGCATAAAAGAGGATTATAAGGCAATTCTTCATTAAATTTAGTTTTATTCAATTCAATCATTTTACGAAAAGAATTTTCCGATGTATAAAGAAAATCTGGATCTGAACCAATTCCAGTGTAATATATTATACTAGTAGAATCTCTACCAGATCTTACACATTTCCCACAACTTTGAGAAAATAAATTACAATCTTCGTTGCAAAAACAACACTTTCCGATGGTTTGAGTCATTATTTAAAATATTATTTACTTTTTTATAAAAATTTTCAATTTTTTTTTATAATTAAACTAATAATAATTATTATAATAATAATCAAAAAAATAAAAATGATATACAGTAAATATATTGACTTTTGGGCGTTTCTTTGTTCTAATACCATATCTAATATGTTAAAAGGTTTTCCTTCATTTTTAGAAAGCACAAGATTATTACAATAAACAACACAATTATGAAGACCTAATAATTCATCATGTGGATCTGTATCATATAAAGATTTTATTTCAGAAATCCAGGGAATACAACGACCATTTATACATTTAAATTTTTCATATTTCGTTTGCATAACAAAAACCGGAGAAATAATAGTTTGTGTCCATTCAGACAATTTAGAAGGAGGATTTGGATCAAAGCTTGGAAATATATTGTTTTTAAGTGAATGAAAATAAAGAGGAATTGTATTTGGAACTGGTTGAGTATATGTTGCAAAATATACACAATCATCTTTAATATTATATGGATCTTTCATTAGATATATATCTCTTGTAATCGGGGGAACTGACGAAGATTTTTTGGCACACAAAATTTTCATACCAACAGGTATAGGACGAAAATTTGGTGCAGTTGCATAAAAAGTACCACCGAAAACCCAATTTTCATTTATTTTTAAATCACAATCGAAGCTAACAACATCATTTTTTTTATATTTTCTTGGTTCACTAATGTATCCTAAAAATGTATTTGTATCTAAATCGATATAGTGCCAAATACAATAAGGAATAATATCATCATCAACATTAATCATTTATTGAATACAAGGTTTTCTCTTTTTATTAGAACAATTTTTAAATATATTAATATATTAATAAAATGAAAGATCGTGATAATTGTATTACTGCTATTAACACATATATAAAAAATCATGATAATATTATGGCTAAATTTAATTCTGAATATGAATCAGTTAAAGCTAATAATAAACAGCTTGCTGATTTGAATGAACAAAATGAAAAAGATCATGCTACAAAGCGTGCCGCTTATCAAAAGGAAATAGATGCGTTCACAAAAGATGACATAGGTAATAATACCAATTGTGGTTCATTGCCAGATTCTAGTAAATGGGTAGATGTTTCTAGAGATAGACCTAACATCTTCTCTAAATGGGTATGTAAATACAGATACTCACCGACTGAAATAAATAGGTTAATGATTGTATGGGATGACGAGAATAAATTTATTCCACACACTATACCACCTCTTCCAACACCACCTAATGATACAGTAAATTTGAATTGTTGTAGTAATAAAATTGATTTATCAGATTCTGTTATGGCAAAAGACGCTTTAAAAAATGTAGATCAAAAGTGTAATCAGAGTATAACTAATAATAATCGTGATGGTGGTAGTGGTACTGGTAGTGGTAGTGGTGATAGTGATAGTGGTGGTGGAGACGGAGACTCAACAAATAATAAGAATACTGATTCAGAAACATCAACAAGTGATCAGTATGCAAAAAGACGAAAAATAATAGCACTGTGTATTTTTTTGTTTATTTTTTTGTTATTAGCGATTACAGTAGGTGTCTATTTGGTATATAAATAACAAATTTATGCATTTTTAAAACATAATTCCGTTTTTTATTAAAGAGGATTCTATATATTCTTTAATATTTTCTATTTTTATTGTATAAGGTACTTCAATTAAAAGAATTCCGTTGTCTCTACACATTCTTCTTTTCATATCATCTCTATACTTTTGATTTAAAAAATCCTCTTTATTTTTATGAAAAAATGGTATATACTTATAATGCTGAATACCATTATATTCAACAGCAATCTTAAGTTCTGGATCAAAACAATCAAGTTCTAAATTAAAATCACCACCTGTAACTGGATTTCGTAAAAAATCAGGACGGTCTTTATGAAAACTTCTTTTAAATAAAAATTGTAGTACTCTTCTACATTCTGTTTCTCCTTTACTCTCACGTGGTGGTTGTCTGGTAGGTTTAACACTATAATAGTTTCTAAAATTATTTTTAAAATGGTGGTTAAAATTATTTTTCCTTGTCCAAGTTCCTTTTCCACCAATGATCTTTCGATAAAGACCAAAAAATATAATAAACACAACGCAAAATCCGAGTGTTATTTCAAAACCATAATCACGCCATTTTTGTTTTAAATTTGATAACATTTAGTTATAATAAATAAATATTTAGTTTAGTCAATTTCGTCTATAACTGAATAATTATTAGAAATGTTTGCATTGCAAACAGGACAAGTTGATTTGTATTTACACCATTCTTTTATACATTTTATATGATAAATATGCTCGCACTCTAATACGGAGACTTCGTCGTTATTTTTATAATTATCTGTGCATATACAACAAGCATCGTATTTTTTGTTAGTTGTAGAATAAAGTTGTGAGCTAACATTAATTTCTAAATTATCATTTCTATGTAGTTGAAGATCATTTTCACTATTTCGAATTGCTATTTGAATTGGATCTAGAATTGGTTCTAAAACATTAATCATATTCATTAATGTAAAAAATGTATTCTCGATATTTTCAGATTGACTATACCATTCATTTTCTAATATTTCCGAATAATGTGGAACTCGATGTACACGAAATCGAATATTTGACATTTATATTTTAGAAACAAATTCTTAATTCATTTTAGAAACAAATTCTTAATTAATAAAACGGACTATGATTCCATCCCAATTCTTCAAATAATTCTTTACAAATTTCATCATGAAAAAATTTTCTGTCGATTGTTTTCAAAATAATAAATTCTTCTTTTTTGCAAGGATGACGATGTCTACGTAATAATTGAAAAAGTACATATTGAGTGTTGATAAAATTTTTACGATTAATATGTTTAAATTTTTTGTCATACAAATCAGTAAGAACATCAAAATCATCAAGAAGTTGTTCTTCTAAATACGAAATATCATCTGGTTTAATACCTGTAAAATTATAATGAATAAGATGCACATTTTCGTAATGTTTAGAATATCCAAGTTCTTTGAGAAAAATAAGTACGTGATTTTTTGTAACATCCTTAAATCTATTTTCTTTATTTGTTTCTTTTCCTCCGTGTAAGAGATGATGACGTTCAAACTGTATTTCAAGATCGTCATATATTTTTTGGTGAATAGTACTGTTTTGTTTTCCTTGATATTGATTAATACAATCTCTAAAGTGAACTTTTCTATCGTATGTGTATTTACATGAAATATTAACTCTGTCAATATCAGTATACGAAGAATTGTGTTTCATCACAGTTTGTCTAGCGTAACATTTTGTACATATGTAAGTATTTACATCAATAATGTCAAATTCTTTTTTATTAAAGCAATTTGGACATGATACCTTTTGTGGTTTACTTTTTTCAAATTCAATATCAACATACTTAGAAGCAATTTCCATATAATTTTCGATTATTTTAAGCTTTTCTTTATCATTTTTAACAAGCTTTCCTATAAAACTTACTTTAACAGGAACTTTTAAAATTTCTTTGTATTGTTCTATAAAAGTTACCGTTTCCATAATATAAAAATAGAGTTGATTTTGTGTTGTTAAATCTTTTATGTAAAGTTGCAATTCATCTCTAGCTTTTTCAAGACTGCTTTTTATTCTGCGACGAAGATTTTCATTTTTTAAAGTTTCTTCTATTTCATTTAACTTCTCCTTATGATCATCAAGTTTTGATGTCTGTTCCTCAAAATTATTACGTATGTTGGCATCTATACTCAAAATATCTAGTTCTGACATAGACTTTATTATTTTAGTTGTCTCATTTAAGCTCGCATTTTGCATTTTTGTTTTTAATATTTAAAGTATTTTTTTTGTTAAAAAAAACAAAAATTATCTTGCGTTAATATAAAACAATGTCATCGATCTCTACTTCAAATGTAACATCGGGATTTATTGATCTTGCCACTTTTGACGAAATTGAAAAGTATCTCTACGGT